GCTCACGCTCAAGGTAACCGTCCCGAACTGAACCGTACCATCGAAGCCCGTCAGGGTCTTGGATTGACCATCGGTTACGACAGCGCCATTCGATGGAATAACCGTGCCGGGCACGAAGGAAACGCCGTTGCCTGGAGAAGAAATGCCATTGCCAGCCATTATCGCGTCCTTAATTGATCGAGAATGCCTGACGGATCTTCAGTTCAAGATTGCCGCCGGAAAGCGTCGCCACGTTCAGGCGCACCGCAGAAATGGGAGCAATATAGTTTCCTGTGGCAGTCGCCGCCGTGCCGACCGGGAATTGCGGGTCCGTGGTCCAACGGATGTTCGGATTGGCCGAGTTGTCCTGAAGCATCAGTTCATCGAGCGTATATTCAACGCTATAGGTCGCAGTAACACCGCCAGCGACATAGACCTGAATGGCTACATTGAATGGCGCAATCGATGGATCGAGATTGCAAGGCGCGCTCGTACCGGTAGCGGATATGGGCACGAATTTGGAAAGCGGAGATGGCATTAGCCTATCCTCAATATGAAGAGAAAAGGCAGAGGCCGGAGCCCCTGCCCTTAATGGAAGGATTTTAGCGTTTCAGCCAAGCGCGCCCGTTTGGCGAGTTTCGGATTGTCCGAATGAGCCGCCTTTTCGAGCTTCTTGGCTGGGATCTTCTGGCCCTGCGGAACATGGAGTTCCTTATGCAAGGCGCCTGGGTGCCTCACAGCGCCAGAGATCCACTTATCCTTGACTTCGCCGCCTTTGGCGTAGTCAGTCACCTTCCTTGTCGTCACGCTCGGAAACCCGAGCAGCGGACGACAACGGGCTGGAGTCGGCGCCAACGCGGCCACCAGACTTCCGACCCGGACGGTCAAGGCGCATCTTCGACTTTTTGCCGTCGACCTTGCCCATTTCCTTCTTTTTCTTCACACGGCCGCCGTCCTTGCGTTCATCGGCCTCCTTCTTCACGTTCGAGTCAGCGCCGGCATAGACGTCCTTCGGAGATTCATCCTTCGGAACAACGCCGCCGCTAGCGCGCTTGCAATCCTTACGACCCTTCATGGCGTGTCTCCTGCCTGGGGCTGTTGAACATAGAGAACGGTGACAACACCCGCGCCAACAGTCGTCGCGCCAACAGGCGTGATCGTGATGTAGACGCGGTGATTGGTGCCGACGTTCTGCATGGCGGTAAGCTGTGCGCCCGTATAAACACGGGCAGCACGGCCTGCAGTTTTCGCATCGACGCTGCCGAGATACTGAGTCCCGGCAGCGGCGGAGCCGATCGTGAGGGTGGCAGACGTCGCAGAGTCGAAGGCCGTCGTGATGTCCGGAAGGAAGTCAACGAGTTGGCTTCCCTGTGGGACATCGACGAATACCGTGACCGCAGTCGTGCCATTCTGAGTGAATGGCGCATCCTGAAACATCACGGCGTAGCCCTGGTCGCTATAACCAGAACTAGAGCCGTCTGCCTTCTGCGTGAACGTCGAGACTGGTCCAGTAAAGGCTGTGGTGGTCATTGTTTCATACCTCCATTAAGCCGTAGGGAACGAGCCCCAGATTGCGCGCGGATCATTGTAGGAAAACGAATAGCGCTCGTAGCCCTTCACCAGCAGGTTATCCGTGGTGAAGTCGACCTGCATGTCCGTTTCGAAGGCGACACGCTCGAGATAGAGCAGCCCTTCGATATTGGTCAGCAGGAACCACGCGAAATTGCTGGTCAAGAATTCCGAGACGACATAGCCGTCGCGAAGACCGCCCGAGGTGGACAGGATGGCGTTGACATCGTTGTCAGCCGTGCCGGGGCGAAGTTCCGTCTTGGTGAGACGGATGGCGACCGGTTCCAGGGCATTCGGGACGACGAGCTTGCGGGCACGAGCGAAGGTCTTCAGGCCGGCGTTGTCGACGAAGGTCACCGGAATGGTAGTCATCGCATTGAGGAGCGATGCTTCGTTAAGGTCGACCTGAACCGACGGCGTGTTGGCAAAGGTGCTGCCATCGATCGGATGCGCAGTGGAGCAGAGAGCCACACCATCGCCGCCGATTGCCGGGTTGTAGACGTTTGCCGTGTTGAAGACGTTCCAGCCGTAGATTTCCTTGGTCTGGGCAAAAGACTGCATCAAGCCGAGGTTGGAAGGCTGAAACTGTGCCTTGTAAAGGTTGTCGTCGATGGCCTTACGCGTGATCGCGTAACCGAGAGCAATTTCATTGTGCTCCTGGTTATAGACGTAGCGCTCACCAGACTGGTTGTCGAAGGAGGTTTGCCCACCTTCGGTCTTGAGCTTTGCGAGTCCCAGATAGCGCATGGAAACAGTGCGTTCCAGCGCCATGTTGGACTTGCCCTTGCTGAACACACTCGGCCAGCGGGCGGGGATCTGATCGTACTTGCCCGTGACACCACGGAGGCCAGGCAGGAGAAGATCGCGGATTTGTGCGAGATTGATAGCCATATCCTAATCTCCTCTTAGACGATGCCGGTGAGCGACTTGGTGTCGACGTTGTTGAAGCCAACGACGATCCAGTTGCCGTTCGAAGCGGAATCGGTGCCATTGGCGCCGGGGGGATTGGTGATGAGGCCACGGATACGGAACGGCAGCGTTGCGGTGACCGCAATCGTGGCCTGATTCGCGTAAGCACCGGAAAGACCGGTCAACGCATTGCCCGTACCGATTGCGAAATTGATATTCGCGCCGACGTCAGTTTCAGCGACCGCCGTGCCGGCGTTACCGGATTGGACGATGAACTGAGCATTCGGATCATCGATGATCAGAGCGCTGACGGTGGTGTTTGCCAGAGCAGAGCCGGAACCGGGCCAATATTTGGACCATGTCCGCTGACCGGTCGCAGCCGAGATATAGCTGCAACCCGCAAAGATGCCGGCGATCTGGGTGGTGCCAGGAGCGGACTGAGCGATAGTGCCGTCCGACTGACTGGTGACGGGATCGTTCAGATAGATAGCAGAAGCGGTGAGCGCAATCAGACGAGTTTTCATCTCGTAGGTTGGCACAGAACCAAGGCCGCTAGACTGAGCGAACCCGAAAGGAGCAAAGGTGTTAGCCATTGCGATCTCCATTCAGGAAGGAAGAGCATTCCCACCGGCCCGGTAGTTATGTCTCGGATGATGCCGCAGCGGCCCGCCTTGGCAATTTGTGGAGTCGTTTAGCCGTCGATCGGCATGGACTCGTAAGAGGTGCGAATATAGTTCTGCAGGTTGGGGTGCTCCCGCGGCGCGGTGCCTGCCGGTGCTTCGCCCATCTGCTGTTTCTTGGTCTGGATCACTTCGCGGGCAGCGGCGCGATCTTCGGCCTGTGCTTCCCGAGTGAGTTCGATCGGCCGTTCCATAAGCATAAGACCATCACGAATGATCGGGCCGCTGTGATCTGGGGAAACCATGTCGGGGTGACGCGATGCGTCCACGGGATCCCAGCCCTGTTCACGAAGCATCACGCTGTAGGTGTGATCTTCCTTGCCGAAGACGGAGACCGTCTTCCATTCGTAGCTCATGCCCTCGGGGATGGCAGATGCATCGACATGGTATTTGTCGGCGAGCTGGCCGCCCTTGCGCTTGCGGGTCTTGCCTCGAATACCGTCGCTGCGGATTTCAGAGCGAATCTCTGCGCCTTCGCGGCGGGGTCTGCCCGGGCCGCGCTTCTCAATTTCGGATTCCATGAGAGCGTTCCTTAGTGGGTTGTGTTGTTTTCGCGCTGGATGGCGAGCTTATGACGCGCATATTCGGCGTCCGTCATGCCGCAGAAGGCGGCAGCTTCCCGTTCGGCGGGTGACAGGCTAACTTTGTTCGGCGATGTGCGCGGGGCATCTGCTGCACCACCACGGCTAACGGGCGCTGCCGGGGCTGTCTGAGGGCGTGGGCGTTGCTCGACAGCGGCCTGAGCCGGCTTGGGTTGGTGTATGCCAAGCTCCGTTTCAAGGAACTCGAAATATTCCGGGCTATCGAGCGCGATGCCTTTGTCCTCGGCACGATTATGCGCCGCGATGACGTAACTGCGCTTCCGATCGTTGAGGAAATAATCTGAATGCTCTCTGACCCACTTTGCAGAAGCTGCCGTCATGGTAGCCGTGTATTGGTCGATCGGATCAGGTTGAGAACGAGCGTCCTCGGCGCGGCGCTCAAGGGCAGCCTTGCCCTCCTTGATCCGCTGCGCACGGACGGCGATATCGGAAAGTTTGGCCTGCGCCTCAGCGGCGGCATCGAAATCACCAACCTCCATAGCAGCCTTGTATTCGGCCTTGGCGTCGGAACGCTCATGCTCGGCGTTGGCAATGGCGTTCTCGACTGCCAGCATTTCAGCCGACACGATAGCCGTGCGATTGGCATCCCGTTCACGAGAGACGCGGGTCAGCTCATCGGCGCGCTGCTGCGCCAGGCGCTCGGCATCCTCTGCCTTCTTTTGAGCGGCTTCGAACTGAGCCTTCCAGTCTTCTTCACCGTCTTTCGCAACCGGGTCTTCGTCGATCGTGATTTCAGCTGCGCCACTGGCCAGCTTGTCAGCAACGTCATCGAGCGTGATTTCTAGCTCGTCGTTCCTGTTCTCATTGTCTGACATATCGATTTCCTTAGTAGATGACGGAAGGATCGGCCACACGGCCCTTAATATGAACGTCTTCGATCAGCCGGCAGTGGACGCCATTCACGTCGATGGAGAAGCCGTCAGAGACGCGGTAGATCACCCAGTCGCCTTCGTTGACGCTCTGGCCGTGGAAGTCGGTGTTGCCCTCGTTCTGGAAGGCCATCGGGCCGGCCTTGAGCACGAGACCCACCTTGCCCTGCCACTTGTCTTCATCCAGCGTCTTCTCCGTTAGGAAGATGCCCCCAGACGTTTTCTCGGGGCGAATGTAGATGCCGACGAGGATCTGATTGTGCATGACCTCGATCTTCGAGACGTCTTCGATGGACGCACGGATTTCATCCGCAGTCGCCTGCGGTTTGTTCTTCGACATGGGTTCTCCTGGTTAAGAGCGCTGATCGCCCATCTCGCGGACGATTTGAGCAAGAAGGTTTAGGGACGTTTGAAAGCCGTCGATTTGGCCGGCGCGATAGCGGTAATCGGCGTAGTCAGTGGCGATGCCTTGGATCAGGGCGTCCGATCTGCTTTCGATTAGCTCCCCAATTTGTTTGCGCGCCGCCTCAAGCAGCCGCACGTCCAAATGCGTGGCGGTCATTGGGTTTCCAGAGCCCCACACCAAAGGAACGCGCCCTTAAGTGAAATGACCACTGAAATCCTGTCGGCCCGATAGGATCGATACATCGAAATGAACCGAAGCATTTTCCGCATATCCGTTCTCCTGAATATTAGAGGGCACTCGCTTGCCTGCTTACGCCGCTGAAGTATCCATCATGCGGTAACGGCGCCGCTCTTCACGGACGAACAAAGCCTTGTCCCAGCCGCGAGCGGGGCCAGTCAGGAAAATACCGCACGATCTGATCAGCGCTTGGCTTTGGCGCCGTATTCCTTGATCTTTTCCAATCGGCCTTCGCCAGAACCAGCACCGGCCGTCATCTTGGGAACTCGGCCACCATCCTTGCGCATCGGCATTCCCGGACCCGGAGGCATCGGAGCGCCCGGACCAGCCTGAGCCGGCATTGGCGGCGGCGGAGGTGCACCAGCGCCAGGCCCCATCGGAGGGGCCATTGGAGGCCCACCAGCACCCTTCGGAGAAGCGACGATGACGTTGACCGTGGTCTGAGCACCCTTCTTCTTCGCCTTCCCAACGTTGCCGCCGTTGGCGAACTTGCCGGGTCTGTCCATGCGCTCTTTCGGCTTCTTGCCCTCAACTGAGCCACCATCGACCCGACCGCCGCGCTTGTAGCCCTTGGCACGTTCGCCAGAGGCTTCGCCCTGCGTTCCGTCCTTTGCCGGCAGAACATGACCGACGCCTTCGTCCGTGCCGAGATCAGCCGTGGTGATCTTCATGGAGCGCATCTTGTCATCGCGGGATTGATCCGCCTCACGGCGCATTGAGTGAGCCATAATGCTCTCCTATTACGGTTGTGGGCCGAGAACGCCCATGGATTTCGATGCGTCCTGCACCTCGTTGAGCGCGCTCTCATGCTTGGCGAGATCACCGAGGAAGTTCAGACCGGCAATCCGTTGCTTGGCCTGCAGCTCTTGAGCGCTAGCTGCGGACTGCTGCTGAACCAATTGCTGCTTTGCCTGGATTTCGGCCTGATCCTTGGCGGCGTCCTGATCGGCGATCTTGGCCTTGAGCGCTAACTCTTGCTGCTGGTTGGCAGACTTCATCTGCTGGTCTTTGCTCTTAAGGCTGAGCTCGGCCATTTTCGCCATAGCGAGAGGATTAGGCTGCGGCGGCTGTTGAGGGGCAAAGAGAGATTCCGCATCATCGACACCCATCATGGTCAGGACTCGTTCCACCACCGATCTGGAGTCCAGCATCCCCTCATACGCCTTGTCGATCTGGACGAGGCCCTGTGCCTTCATGAGGCGGTGCATATGCGTAGGAGTATTCGGATCGGCCACCGGGACGATCGACGCGTCCTCAAGAGCAGCGACAAACTTGTCGGCATCCCAATTCATCGTCCCCTTGACAGATCGGATGAAGGACTCGGGATTTTCTCGGAAGCATTCTTTGAGGAGTTGGAACTCTTCGGCCTGCGCGGCATGGAGGCGCTTGTGAACAGCACCTTCGATCTTGGTAGCCTGTTCGAGCAGTGCAAGCGTCGTTCCAACTGGAGCGTCCTGCTTGCCTTCGCCTATGCCAATTTCTGCTGTGCCGCCGACGCGCTGGCCTGTCTGGGCGATATTGTCGATGAACTGCGCAAAGGCCGGCCCAATGTCCTTGTAGGGCAGCGGCATGACCATCTGATTGAGCGGAAGGCCGTTCGTATCTAGCCCTACACCACCTCCAGGCGGGACACGGAACTCATTAGTATTCTGACGTCCGGCGATCTTGGAATAGATAAACCCGGGAAAGTTGGCGAACATGCCGGCGTCCAGAAGCTCACGCCACGCGGCTGTCAGAGCGTTCGTCGTGTTGCCGAGGATATGAACAAGACCGATGTCATAGAAGCCGAGGCCGGGCACATAGGAATATTTGACGAAGCAGATCTTGGCGAGCTTGCTATCGTCATCCTCGCGCCAGTTGCGGCGGACTTCCAGAACGCGACGGCTGTCCTTGTCCATGACGACGCGGTACGGCAGAGCAAGACCGGTCGGGCCTTTGCCGTCCTTGTCCTCAAAGCCTCGGATATCCAGTTCGCAATAACACTCGTAGATCGTGTGATCTCGATCAGCTTCCTGCATGGCGATCTGAGGATCAATGCCCTGAGTGTTGGCGATCTCCTGATCTACCGCATTCGGCATTGAAGGATTAGCAACACCGAGCGGGATATTGCGATAAGCACCAGCCAACTGCATGCGACGAAGCGTTGACGGCTTCATCATGATCTGGTGCGTGACACGACGGCTGTTGCGCAGATCAGTCGATGCATCCGAGACGATCAGGTCTTTCGCGTCCACCGATTCCGAAACAGGGCGCTGGCGGATCGGGCAGTTATAGACCTTCTTGAAGCCGCAACCACCAAAGCCGACGTAGAACAGCAACCTGTCCGTGTCTGGATAGTATTCCGTCGCCGTGGTCGTCAGATAGTAATTCAGGTCTCCCTCAAGGGCTTCGGCCAACTCATCGTTGATGCCGTCTTCCTTGATCTTGTCGGCAACCTTGATCGGCCCAGACGCCGGCAGCAGTTCGCCGCGGGCATTAGCCTGGAACCGAAGGACGGCCTCTAGCAACAGCGGATGACGAACCGTGGACATGCCCTCAAGGGCGGCAGAAGAATCAACGCTGCTCTTCGGGTTCTCCATCTTGAGACCGAGTAAGCGAATGCCCTGCGCTCTGGTCTCAAGC